CTACTTCAGCAGGCGAGCGGCTGGATTGTCTTCTGCCGCACCTGCTTGAAAGTACCCAATCACGCTCGCCACGGAACGGTGTTCGGTCATAGCCATCACCGCCGGCAGCGGCACGCCCTGCTTGCCGGCCTCGGTCACAAACCCCGACCTTAAGCTATGTGCACCAAAGTCCCCCTCCAACCCTGCCAACTTAGCGCGACGCTTGACGATTGCCGCCACTGAGCCTGGGAGGAGGGCAGGGCCGACCCGCCCCTTCCAAACCCGCCGGAAGATCGCACCCTCATGGATTTTTGCCTCATTGAGCCAAGCCGCGAGCGCCTCGGCGCTGCGCCCCAATATTGGTTTGTCCGGGGTCGAATCGACTGACACCCCGGCCTGCTGCGTCTTGGAATACTCAAGTCGATAGATATAGGCGTCCTCGCCGACCTTGCGCAGGTCCCGCATGTCTGCGGCGGCGATCTCGCTGCGACGTCGCCCGCCGCTGGCGAACCCGAAGCAGAGCAGGGCACGGTCACGCAGGCCCTCGAGGCTGTCGTCGCAGGTCGCCAGCATGGCCTCCAGTTCGGGCCGAGTAATCGCGGTCTTCTTGGTCGGTCGTTCGCCGCGCTTGACCGCCGCGCGCCGGGCCCGGCTAAGCAGGGTGCGGACGCTAGGCAACTCGCAGGGGTTAGCCAGGCGTTTGAGCTTGTGGGCGGTGGAAAGCACGGCTACCCGCTGGACCACGGTCGAAAGCTTAAGCGGCCCGACCTTCGCCTTGAGGCCGGCGGCGAACAGCGCTTGGTCGATTGCCGGCGGCAGCTCGCTGACCAAGCCGGTCTTGTTCTTGCGCTGGATGTCGTCGACCAGGAACTGGATCACCACGGCCTCGCTCGCCGGCAAGGCTAGCTCAATGCCATAGCGGGCCTGGTGCCAGCCAGCCCAGTAGCGCAGGGCGGCGGCATAGCTGCGGGTGGTGTTGGCCGCGGCGGCTTCAGCGAGCAGTTCACGCACTGCGTCGGCGGCCTGCTGGGCCAGCTGCTCGGGGAGCACCAGGTTCACGGCCGACGCTGCCAAGGCAGGCAATGTGCTATTTCGCTTCATACTATGTAATGTACGTTATGAAATAGGATGTGTACTAGCGATATCAACGGGGCAGGGCGCCCGCACAGGAGATAGTTCAATGGCTCGCGGCATCACGGAACTGGACGTGCACGGCGCCGCTGACGCGCTTGTCGCAAAGGGCGAGCGCCCGACGGTGGAGCGCGTCCGGGCGCACCTAGGTACGGGCTCCCCGAACACGGTAACTCGCTTGCTGGAGGCTTGGTGGCAAAGCCTCGGAAGTCGGTTGCACCCCGAGAGTTCAGGTGTGAAAGACGCTCCGGCTGTGGTGGGCGCTAGCGCTAGAACATGCGCGTGATGCAGTCCTTGCTGAGTTCTCGGAGGCCCGCGAGGACCTTGCACTCAAACAAGACGAGCTTCTTGTCCGGTCCAAGGCGCTTGCAGGTGAGATGAGTGCTGTCCTTGCGAGGTCAGAGGCGGCAATTGCTGCGGAACGCGTCGCCTGCGCCCGGGCCACCGAATTGCAGCGATTGGTCGATCAGCTTCAGCTGCAGGCTGCGGAACTGGCCGAGCAACGAACCGCCGCTATTCAGCGGCTTGAGCAAGTGGAGGCCTCACGCCAGGCGCTCTACGACAGGCTCCAAGATGCCGAAAAATCAGCGAGATCTGAGCGCGAGAGCCTGGCTGAGCACGTCAGATCTGTCGAGAGCCGCGCATTGGGTGATCTTGATCGCGCTAGACAAGAGAGCAAGGTGTTGCAGGCGCAGCTAGCCAGCGCACTGAAAAGACATGCGTCGATTGAAGCAGAGATGCGCGGTAACCTAGAAAAGGCACGCACAGCCACTGCGGCGGCAGTACAAACGGCGGACAATCAGCGGGGCCGATGTGCAGCTCTAGAAGAGCAGCTGGCCAAGCTCCAGAACTTGCCGGCGGATCTAGAGGCTGCGCTTAGGAGAACCCAGGTGACCGCTCGCCCACGGAGGACAAGCTCCAAGCAGAGAGCTAAGAAGAGCTCACCGAAGGACACGAATTAGGAACACTGGCGCGGCCAGAGCCCCTCTCGGGACATCAATTAGGATCACTATTGACGATGATTTGCTCCTAGTTGATGTCCCGACTGGCGTTTTGGGTAGAAAAAAGCCTTTGAATTCAATAGGGGGCACGATCTAGGAACAAAAGGACATCAATTAGGAACACCGACACCGACAGTGACCGCTCGTCCACCGAACTGCGTTCTTACATAATATACATTATGCGAAATGGATGATGGGCCGTCTTTCGTGGGTCTGGCTCTGGATCAAGTCTTGCCTCCCTTCCCGGGAACCCAACAAGGACGAGATCGCAGCATGACCACGATGGACCCGCACGACCGCATCGACATGACCGGCCCTTGGGCCGGTTTCGGCTTTCAGGGAGGCCACATGTTCACCCCCGAGGGCCACAGCCTTGAACCCTGCGACATGACCTGGTGGTCCCTGACCTGCAACATCGCCCGGGAATGGCGGCTGATGATGGAGGAAGCCCGGCCGCGGCAGACGCGATCGGTAGCATCTGAAAAGCGCTGCCGCACAATGGATTCCAGCGTCGTATACCTGCGCGAGTACGTCAGAATTCGCAGAGAACGGCGGTTGGGCATGGGTGATACCGGTACCGGCGCCGAACCATCCAACGTGGTCCACATGTCACGTGGGCCACGACGCCCCAAGCGCGGGTGAAGCGTTGCCCGTAGGGGCATGGCCCCTACACCCCGTCATTTGCAGGCCGCGTAGACCTGATCGTCCATTCGGCGGCTCAGCTCAAAAGACCGATTGATGCCAGCAGCCCGGTATGCAGCTTCGCGACGGTCTTTGGCCGCTTGGCATCGATCCGGCTCCTTGTATTGGCTGAAAACTACGCCTCTGACGCCATTCCCCGACGCGGCCTGATACGACTGCCGCTGATCGCGTTGGCGCATGTCCTGGCGCATCCGTTCCAACCGGAGCTGATTTTCGTAGGTCTCGTATTGCGGCGTGGCATCCCACGTCTTCTGTGGTGAGCCGTTGGCACACGGTGCCGACTGGTAGCTGGTTTTCCCGCCCTCAACGCACTTGTGCACCTGCTGCGCAGATGCCGGGCCGACGACTATGGCCGCCAACAACAGAATAGCTCTCACGTCCATGTAGCCCCCTATAGCTGGGCCGAGCGTATCAAAGCGGGGCGTGATCCGTCACGCAACTATGCTCGCAACGGCGACCAGCAGCGCCAGATGGGCGACGTAGTACCCGTAGAAGGCCCATCGCGTGCGCCGGACCGGCACGTCGGCAGAGCCTAGCCACATCGCCACAGGAACGGCTAGGAAGGCCCACAGGTTGCCGTTGAACGCACACAGGCCAATGAACGCCAGCAGGCCGTATAGGTGGAAGCCGCCACGGAACCATAGCCACGTGAGGAACACGAACCCTACCCCGGCCCACTGGTAATCAACGAACGCCGGAAGAACGGCCGCGGCGAACGCCAGCACCACCCAGCGGCGCTCCGAGGCGGCATAAATGGCCGCGGCCGATAGCGCGAACGTGAGCAGGATGTTCAACGGAATCCAGTAACCGAATGCCAGGGCGTGCACCGGCTGTGCGATCAAGCCCCAAAGCGCCAAACGGCGGACCGATTTAGCCACGTCCGCGCCGGGCTGGGCGAGGTTGTAGGCCATGACGAGCGCGAACAACGGAAAGGCAACACGGCCCGCCTCGCTGACGCCGGGAATGTAGCCGCCGCATAGCACCTTCGCGACGTGATCGCCCGTCATCAACAGGACGGCAATCCACTTCAACGCCTCGCGTCCGCTACTGGTCATCACATATCCCTCGACGTAGGCGGCAGCATGGTGCTGCTGGCGTAAGGCGAGGACTCCGGGAAGGTCCCGAGCGCACGCGTTTGCCGCTCAACGACGCCCCCTGCCCCGGCCTCGCGAATTCGCTGCGTTTCGCGCTGGTAGTGCGCCGACTGCTGCATGCCTTCCATCCGGCGCGCCTCAAGTTGGTTCATGTCAAGAAACGGCTCGTACTGCCCCTTGCGAGCGACGATGCTGCACCGGTCAAATTCCATCTCGTAGGCGGTGCCCTGATCGGTAATGCATGTGCAACCCTCTGGCCGATGCTCGCCGTTCGCGTCCTGGCCTGCGCCGGATTGCATGCAGTAGATCCGGGGTGGCTGACTCGTTGGGATCGAGAGGCTGTCATATGCGGGTGCGGTCCACGGCTGACCGGGAACGCGCGGCTGGATCCACGCCAAGTAGTCACTTGATCGGCTGGGTTTTGGTGGCTCAGCTGGCTCAGCTGGCTGCGCGGCTACGACCGTCGCTCCCGCTCCGTTCTCCGCCGCTTGCGGTGCAATCGTCTGTTCGGTCTGTTCTGACAAGTTCCCACTGAGCTGATCATGCACGCGGTTAACCATCATCCACGCGCCGACAATAATCCCGGCGAGCAGCAGGATTGCCGCAGGGTAATACCACGGGATCGCGCGATCACTGGTGTCCATCACAGTGGACTCGTACAGCCCCATAGGCCGCTTAGGCAGCTTCACCCGCTTGAGGATCAGGGGGTGTCCCTTCTCCGGGTTCTTTTCGTAGCGGTCGAACGTTCGCAGATGCGCAAGGGGTAAGCCGAACCGACGCCGCACATGCACGTGGCGCTCGATCAGGTCCTGAACGAAATCATCGCACTGCCTGTCGGGAGACTGGCTTACGAAAATGAAGTCCAGGCCACGATGCCGGTGCTTGGCAAGCTGCTCTACGTGATACGGAACCTGAGAGCCGGGACGGCGCTTAGGCAGCATTTGGTGTTCGTATGCCTCATCAATGAGACACACCGCGCCATCGGGAAGGAAGTTCGGCCAGTCGCAGAACTGTTCCGGGGTGATGGGCAGCATGCGCGCTTCATCGTGCTTGAAACCACGAACGTTGCCGACGTAGACCAAGCGTCCCTGACCGCGAAAATCAATGGCGTGATCGATGGCATGGAGTGTTTTGCCGTGGCCCGGCTGGCCCGTATACCAGTAGATCATTCCTTGGTCACTCCAAGCTGCTGCGCCATCGGTGTCGGCATCGGGATGATCTTGAACATGAAACGCACCGACACCGCTGAAATGATCATGGTGATGAACTGATCGAACCCGACCGCACCGATGAAGTTGTGCGCCCACTCGGGCAACCCGCCCACGTAGTCCATGATGAAACTTTTCAGGCTGGGAAGCAGGGAGTTCACCGATACCAGGGTGATGCCTGCCGTAGAAAGCACCTTGGTGACAAGACGGCCGATGCCGCCAAACAGCACCGTCCAAAGCAGGTTCACAGCGCGTGTGATCCAGTCCCAAATCATGACTATTCTCCGAACAAGATGCGGAACGAAATAAAGACGCCCATGAGCAGCATCACGGCACGAAGGCCAGCGATAAGCGGGCACCACCAAGTAGCGCCATCAAGCGCGACAGCGCCGAAGGTGCCGAAATCCAACGTGCCCAACTGAGGGCATGAGCCACCGCCGAAGCCGGACGTATCGAGCACGTCCACGTCGAACGTCCACGTAGAGTTCCCGGGGCCGTCAACGCCCTCAGCGCCGTCATGGGGATTGCCGGTGTTGCCATCCCCTGCCCCAGCCTTAGCCCAGTCCGGGGCGCTGCATCGTTCGGCGCGCATAGCACGCAGTTGATGCGCCTCCGGCGTATCTCCCTCAACCGTAAAAGGCGATGCACAGTCTCCAATGTCGCCAGTGACCTTGGCCGAGGCTCCCGCCTCAACGGCGCACCTGGTAGCCCATGCTTGGGTGGCGACCATGCCGAGCGCGGCATCGCCGGTCACGACAGGCGGTGTTTTGCAGTCGCCGCCGCCTGTCGCAGAGTTGCCCTGGCCTTCGCCACCCTCGCCCTTGTCACCGTTGCCGTTGCTACCGCCAGCACCGGGGCCTGACCCATCGCCGGGAACAGTGTCATTACCGTTCGGCTTGCCATTGTTGTAGTAGTTGTTCGTTGTGTTACCGGTGTTCTTGGTGTTGTTCGTGATGTTGGTGCTGCTGCCCGCTTGCTGCCAATCTTCGCCGGGGCGGTTAGCTGGCGGACTGGGTGGCGTGTCAGGAGCGCTGATAGAGGCCGCCTCAGTGCGGCCCTTGTTGGTCTCGATGTGCCCCTTGGTATTGCCGGTATCACTGGCGCAGGTGCGGAAACCGGATGCCGTGCTTACGCAGGTCTTGTCCTTCGATTTGCAGACCTTGTGACCTGATGATGTCGTGTGGCAAAACTCATCCTTCTTTTCAGGCTTCGGGTCTCTGTCCATTGAACAAACGTCGCCAGACGCTTTCCACGTGCCAGATCTGATGCTTATGGCGTTGGAATTGCCCTGCTCCTTCAGTGTGAAATCAGAATCCCGGTCTAGGTTGGGGTTCACCTTGCAACCCTTATCGCAAACACCGCCAGAGTAAAGAGTGCCGTTGATCATCCCGGTATCACCATCGGGGCGCGCGGAACAACTTTGGCTTGCGTGATAGTAAAAAGACTTCGGATCGGAGCAGCCGTAAGCGTAATTAGTTGGATTCGTCTTGTTGGCAAGCTGGCAGATGAAATAGACGGTTTGACCACTGGTAACCCTGCCGCAGCGACCACCACCATAGAAGTCACTGCCCGACACGAGCGACGACACCTGCGCCATACAGGCTGAGTACGCGATCCCCTCATCACAGGTAGTGTTGTTCAGCGGGCATGGACCGACAGCCTGCGCGCTAGCCTCAAAGGGCGTGACAGTGAGTGCCAGGACAACAGTGACCAAGAGAACGGCTAGGTATCGAATGCAAGCCATAGCGCCCCCAGTACTGCAACAATTACGAAATAGCCCATGGCTACCTCCAAAAAAGTAGGGGCGACGTGCGCCCCTACTTGGTCTTTTTGATCATGCCCCACAGCGTGTACAGCCCCTTGACCGCTGCGAGAATCGAAAGGATCGCGCCGATCACCTGACCGGCGAGAACCACCCCTTCAAGGATCACGACAGGCATCACGCCTGCTCGCTTACTTCGCGCGCTTGATCATCGACCACAGCAGGAACAGACCCAGCACGCTGGCCAGCAACACGAGGATGCCGTTGACGGAGGTCTTGCCGCTCGTGATCTCGGACGTGATGGCTTCGGCGGGGCCGCCACCGGCCATGGCGAAGCCGCTCGCCATCAGGCCAGCGGTACCGGCGGAAACCTTGCCGGCAGTCGAACGGGCGAAGTCCAGGGCATTGCGGGAAACGGTCTTGATGTTCATCGTTGTACCTTCTTTGGTTGGTTAGAACCGCTCACGAGACACACGGGCGAACTGTCTGTAAACAACGCCCGCTGCCCAGCAGCTCGCGATTGCAAATGCGACCTGCGTACCCTCAGCCAGCGTGAGCGGTGGTAGTACTGGCTGAGGTTTTTCGATCCAGACCGGCACCGTGCAGATGCCTTCGACGGTGATGTTTGCCGCAGAACACGACTGCACGTAGACCGGTGAGGACATGGGTTAGGCCTTGGCCGGGACGGCCGGAGCGGCTTTGGCTCCAACCGGCACGAGATCGACGTAACGCTTCAGCGTCAGGTCGCCGTACGGGCTCAGGGCGAAGGACTTGGGGTCGAGGTCGTACTCACCGGCGGGATAGGCGGGGCGCTGGCCGAGGCCGACGCGGAACGGCAACTCAAAGCCGTTACCGAGATCGAGGCCGACCATCTGGGAACGCATGATGGTGTTGTGCTTTTCGTTGCGCTGCTCATCGACGATGGCAGACTTCACGCGGCAGACAGGCATAGTTCTTCTCTCACTAGTTTGTGTAGGGCGTCACCCTTGGCAATACCGCGAAACCTTCCGGGGTGACCGTCTCGGAGGATGCGGGCCTCGCATACGTCAGACCACGAATGGCCGAACGCACCGCGCAGAACATTGAGGGCCGGGCCGACCTGACGCTCCATCCAGAGCACCATCGCCTCGGCAGATACTTCGACTTGCTTGCGAATGGTTTTGAGGCGGGTACACACGCCTTCGATGAGTTCACTCATGACTTTGTACGCACCGCGCAGATACGCGCCCGGGTCAAGCAAGGTGTCCAGGGAGACTTCGACGTGCTTGCCGTACAAGCGCACCTCAGCACGCACCCACGGCGAAGATGCAAGGCCAAGCTGTTTGCCTTTCTCATAGACGCACAGCTCCTTGTGGCCTTTGCCGCCGACATAGAGCGTTGACCCGGTGCCGTGGCCCTCATCGGACATGAAGCGGTGCCTAGGCGGGCAACCGCCTTCGCAGAAGTCACCAGCAGCAGCGCGCTCTCGCAGCGCATGCACATCCAGCCGGGTGCCTTCGTAATCGTCGTGGGCACAGTCCACGCGACTGATTCGCGCGCGAAGCATGGTGGCTTGCTTATGGACGTGGGCCCAGTTCTTCACCCATTTGCAGCCTGCGCCGGTCAGGCTGACGCAGATGGTTTCCTTGTTGCCGCTGACGCCGATGCGGCCAACAAGCTCCCCCTCGCGGTCGATCAAAAAGGCCGACAGCGCGTAGAAATTCCAGTTCTTCTCGCGAAGCTCTCCGGCCCTGACCTCACCACGGAAGCCGAACAGCTTGTACAACAACAGTTCGATGTTGGAACAGCGAAAGTCGTCAACAGCGGATTGGGGCATCACAAGGGTCAGGTAGTCGATGATTGCGGTTTGCTGACCCTTTTGGCCCGTGTTACTCCCCGGGCCAACCCCCGCCCCTCCCTGCCCCTTTTCACCGGTGGGTACCGGGGAAAAGCTCTCGTTCGAGGGCATGCAAGCGAGCATCAGACGTGCGGAATCAGCCACGGTGAGCCTCCGCAAGTTCAGCGTAGCGAGCAGCGCCCAACAGGTCGCCGGACTTGCTGGCCTCCACTTCAAGATGGCGCAGGCGGCTGGGCGTCGGCAGGAACTCTGCGCGTGCCTGGGCGATGGCGGCGGCTTCGCGGATAGCGCGAGAGGCGTGGTGTTCGCGGAGGTCGATCAGCCATGTGCCGAGTCGAACCACGCCGAACGCGATGCACAGACTCGCGCCGATCAGGCAAACGATCATGAGAACGACGGTCACTGGAAGACCCTCCCCCGGTTCCGGCGATAGCGCACATATGCGAGAAGGCCCTTGATCGCAGCGACGATCAGGACCGGTACCAAGAAGACCAAAGGACTCATGCGCCCTACCCCTCCCCTAGCCCCTAGAACCCCGCCAGCGGCCTAGGGGGACCGGCTGGCGGGTACCGTCTACATGCGTAGGCGATGGGGGCTTTATACGCGCCTACGCCCGTAGGCGTCAACACATGTAGGCTACGGCCGTATACGACAGCGAGGCGGTTATGGACTGGAACGACTTTTTCGAGCGCACCCGGGTTTCGGCCAAGGTAGAGAGCTATTCGAAACTGGCTCCGTTGCTGGGCATCACAGACGGCGCAATTGGTCACTACCGCATGGGCAGGCGTGTACCGCAGGTTTGGGTTGTCGCCGACGCCCTGCGCATCCAAGGGCATCCTGAGCCCGAGAAACAGGCAATCGAGATAATGAAGCGGGCTGCACTCACATCCCCTGAGCGGACGTTCTGGAAGCGTCTGGCGGCGACTGCCGTGGCCCTAGCGCTAGGGGTTGGATTCGCCTCGCCTCGTGACGTACAGGCGGCGGTGGGCGGCTTCGATGCGGCACCCTCTATACATTATGCGAAATGCAGTTTGGCAGTCTTAAGCTGTTCTGGTTGTGGATCAAGTCTTTCCCCCCGTCTTGGGAACCCAACACGTGTCTGCCGCGGATAAGTTGCTCATTTCACCGTTGCACCAGGGGCATCCGGGGAAAGTGATCATAGGCCTCTGCCCAACAGTAATTAGGGCGTGTGGAACGGCTCCCATGCTTGACTCCGCTTGTCGCCCGGCACCTTGCGCCGCCGATTGCGCCAAGTTCGATTGGGAATGTCTTCATCGGACTGTCCTGGCTGCAGGGGTTGTAGGCCGAGCCATCGCGAGCGATTGCGACACAGACTGGCAACCTAACTTTGGCCTTTGTGCCCTGCTCTGTCAGGCACGTGCAGGTCGTGTCCTTGTCGGTGGTTCCAGATGCCATAAATCTATCCCGAGTGGAGGGCCGCTCCCAAGGGCGCCAGGGCACTTGCCGCCAGCGAAGCACCGGCCCCCTGCTCCACTTTCATGTCTTTGGCGGCGCGCGGCTTGGAAAGGTAGAGCCAGCCCAACCGCAAGAAGATGATCACCGTTATGTAAACGGACAGGCCCTGAAGAACGCGCCTAGGCACCTTGAACTCATGGCTGGCCGTGTGCAGCGCCGCGCTGCGATAGCGAGAATACAGGCGCTGAGCCTGATGATGAATCTTGCTCGGCCACTGCGTAACGAAAACGAGATCGAAGCCGCGGTCCGGTGCCTCTACATGGAGCAAACGCGTGCGTCATCCACGTCACCAGGTTTTCCGCTGGACGGGAACAGCGTGTTGTAACGCTACAGGGTTGACGAACGGGGCATCTAGCCCACGCCAATCACACGCATTGCAAACTTTGTGACACACATCTCGAATGAGCGTTGCAAAGTACTGACTTCATGTTGTATTAATCATAGGCACTCACAGCCGATGGATCGGAAACGTAAATGAGTTCAAGGATGAACGCATTACCCGCTTGCCTCGCTGCAGGCCGCCGCCTCTTCCCCCACTTTTTTGCGCTCCCTACGCGATTTTATTGATCGCGGGGTCGCTGTCCCTTGCCGTTTCTAAGGTCGTGAATGCCAATTGTTGGGGATTTGTCTCGT